AAGCCGTAAAATTCTTTCTGCGTTACGTTTCCTAGTACCGATATAATATAAAAACCTGATAATTTTATTTTATTTTCTAGTTCCATAATAAATAATCTACGTTTTGATGTAAAATTGTATCTCCATTTTGAAATATTGCGTATTCAGAAAAGTCTGTACCCCCTAACATTATAGGCATACTAGTTATTTCCATTTCTACTACCCAAAAAACCTTATCAGTACCTCCTCCCGTTATTGTAGGACTCCATTTTTTACCTACAAAGTTACCCATGTTAATCGTAGGAGCGTTAAATTGCGTATCTTTAATTTGTTTAAGTAAAGCTCCCCCCGTTGTTCCTACAAAATCATTTGTTTCTCCTCTAAAAGTTAAAATTAAATCATACTCAAAGTAGCCAACTCTACCTACTTGTGTACCTGCTCCGTGAGTTACTCTTCCGTATAACTTCATCAATGCGTAATTAAAGTTATTATTCATAAGATATATAATATCATCTGTAATTCCTTTAAAACTTAAAGTTTGAGCGGTACTATTGTCAAAAGTTTTACATTCTCCATAGTATTTTAAAGACTTTCCTTTTCCGTATGAAGTTTCTATAGCAAAATTATTTTGTATAGTAGGCATTAAAGCAGGAACAAAAATAGTATCTCCTCCTCCTAAGTTTGTATCGTCTTCGGCTACCCCTGGGTCTGTAGTTAAGCCTACTTGGTCGGTAATTTGAGTAGTTTGAGAATAACAATTACCTACTCCCGTAGTAGCGTTAGTTTGTATAAAAGTCCAATCGGGATTCACTTCTTCGCAACATGCGTTAGTAATAGTTGTACTTGCTCCCGTTTCTGCGTCTACCCAAGTCATTAAACCCGACGCCGTAAAAGAGCCTATAGCTCCGCAATCATTAGTCAACTTTTCTAATACTTTTAGTAGTTTAACTTTTGTAGATTTGTTTTGTCCTACGGCGTATTTTTCTATACTAATAATTCTCCATAAAGTATTTTTTATATAGTAAGTATTTTGAAAACCACTACCCGCAAACTCTCTTATATCCGCAGGAGAAAGGTTTAAATAACATTCCATAATTCGAGCTTCATCTGAATATATTTCGTTTATATATTGACTCCAATACTCATTAAAATATCCTTTTTCGCTATATGTTTCTCCAAAGAAATTAAATGTAAAACCCGTATTAAAATTAGGACTATAATACGTCCAATTAAATATCTTAGTAGTAGCCGTTACTCCCGTACTTAAATTATCTAAATTGTATTGTAAACATAAAGGAAATTTATTTACTGAGCCATTATTATCGTCTGAGGGATAAGCGTTTAAAGTTTGTTGATATTGACTACTATATATATGAAAACTATAGTTATTATTAGTATTTAAGTTTGACCCCTGAACGTTTATAGGAGTTCCGCTATAGTAAAATATTTTAGGTTTTAAGTCTGCTAAAACGCTACCCTCTTGACCCTCTTCTGCTCCAAATAAATAAGCTAAGGCTACGTCTGAACTAGGCAAAGCTCCGTTTATACCTCCATTATACCAATGACCTATACCCTGAGCAATAAAAGGAGAAAATATACTAAAATTCTTAAAATCTTTTTTTGCAAAATCTGATAGTTGAATATTCTCGTATTGTCCGTAAATTGTATCGTATAGTTTATTATATCTTTGATTTAAAATATCTTTATCTAACAAATCATTAAACTTTAAATTTTTAGCTTGTAATTCATTAGTAGACTTTATTACCTGCTCTTTAGATACGTCTAATTTGTCCGTCCAATACTGAGTACTTCCTCCGTCTATAAAGTCTTGATATGGCTCTATAATTAATTTTTTATCGTCGTCAGGGTCAGTTTGTATAATTAAGTTAAATCTATTTATTAAATCTTTTACGAAATCAGATTGTAAAACATCAGGCATATTGTAATACATAGATACAAGACCATTCTCTCCTCCATTCATTAAAGTATTCTCCGCTCCCTGAATACTCTCTATTTTTAAAGCCGTTATATTTGGAGTAAAAGTATCGCTAGTAATAGACCCTCCCGCAGTTCCCTCTGCTTCAAAATGTATAAAAAGCTCATACGCATTTCCTGGAGAACATTCTAAATCTACTATCCATTCCGTCGTACTTGTTCCCGTTGGAATTACCCATAATTCCGATATATCTCCTGCAAATGAATTAAAAGGAGAGGGAATCCACCACATAGTTAAAACGCCCTGAGTTATAGTTGCTCCTCCCGTAGTAGTTGTAGGAGTTGTAATATCTGCCGTAACCTTTACGGGGAAAGTTCCCTGACTTAATACTACATCACCTCCGTCAAAATCTTGCGGAAAAGTAATTCTAGGTCTTGACGGAACAGAGCCTATATTATCAGGGAGAGAATAAGTAGCGACGTCAAAAAGTCCGTTAGGGTCAAATGTTTCAGAAAAACTACTTAAATTTTGATAACAAGCCGCATTAAAATTACTATAAGGAGTTAAAGAGGGATAATTAGAAACCCATTCAGTAGGTAAGGCAGAAGTAGAAAAGTTGTTTAAGTTTGCTAAGAATCCTATAAACGGCTCTTCACTTCCTGAAACTGAGCCAAATATAGTTTGTACTCTAGGAAATTGATTAGCTAAAGTCATAAACAATCTACTAAATAAACTAGTATCGCTTTGAGTATCTCCGTCTAACCCTAGAAATGTACTTTTAATTGAGTATCCCGCTTTCTGAGCAATTATTAATAGTAATCTTTGTAAACGTATTGCGGGTTTTAAATCCCCAGTTCTAACCGCTCCATAATAACCTAAAGAGTCTTCTTGTGCGTTAGATAAATCATCAGGAGTCCAAAACATAGCACTTGAATACGGGTTTTGTGTATGTCCGTAATCTATGACGGGGTACATTACGTCTTTATCGTTTCCTCCTCCTGCTAATACTAAACCCGTACCACTTGCTCCATTATCCCAACTTTTAACTACGTTTTTAGCGGTTAAAAAATGAGCCATTTGTCCGTCAATTACTTGTACGTCAGGGTTACTAGTAGAGGTAGTCATAAAAGCGTCTTTTAACTTTTTAGACTTTATGTCTGTAAAGAAGTCTGCCGTTTCTCCAAATAAAGCAATTTCGTAAACTCTAGCGTTTAAATAAATAGATTTTAGTTGTATAAATCCTTTTAATTGTGGAATACTATCAACGTATAAAATAGCATTAAATTTTTTCTTAGTGTTATATATTAAGCTACTTAGATTAACTTCAAAAAAGTTTTCAAAGAATTGATTATTGTTATTTGTAAAAGGTAGCTTTATAGTTTGACTAAAACTAGCTTTCCTTTTATCAGGCTCTTTTAAATTTATCCAATTATAGTTCGCTACAACATTAGGAGATTTAGTTAAATCTAACTCAAATTGCGTTAAATCATACGTTCCCGCCGTATTGTCTGCTCTACGATATGCAACTAATCTAATATCCATTTAACTATTAGTATTTATTTTATTAGCGTGTTCTAAATTAATTATATATTGTAATTTAACTTTATTATTTACGCTTGTCTTTTTTATATAAGATTTATCTTTTATTACTACGGGCATTATAGTAAAATCGTCGTTTACTATATGTACGTTAGTAGAAGTAAATAACTCTTCTAACCAAGCCGACTCTTCTTCATTTAAAAAGTCTGAATTTACTATAGTAGTTTTAAAAGCTTCGGTATATATAGTTTTCTTTCCTCTATCCCAATTATCATAATTATAAGTAGCGTTATCCCAAGTTCCAGGTACTCTCTCCATTTGAGAAGAAGTAAAGTCTACTTTTTCTTGAGATTTACCTCTAAAGTTCATATAGTCCCAACAACCTAACCTATTACGCCAAGCTAACCTTACATTATCGTATCTTGTGCAACTTTGATGTCTGTCGTCGGGAGTATCGCTACCACTTATAGTTTGTCCGTATCTATAAAAACAATAAGAATTAGTCTTAACGTTCCCTGCGTCGTCCGCTCCGTATACTTTATAATACGCCCAACCATTATTAGTAGCGTCGCTAGGTTTAGCGTCTGCATTTGTGGTTTGAGTTTCTAGGTTTTTAGTACCGCAACCAAAATATAATAAATGATTTTTAACGTCGTCTGCGGTTGATATTCCTCCTTTCGCTAATTCATTTTTAAAAAAATGAGTATCAATAACCCCTCCGCTTGAATTATAATAAACTACATACATTCTTCCTATAGGAACTCCGTCAGTAACTAAATTTCCCTCCTGCACAAAACCTAAAGTTAATAAGTCTTTATTATCCGCACTTGTACTAGACCCTCTTACAAATTGTTTATACGGAGAATTAGTTAAAAACTTTCTTGTATTGTCAGTAGGTAAATAATTATTTAAAGGATAGTTAGCTCCGTCTATGTCTAACCCTCCCTCATTTGTATCGGTTTGCGTAAATGGAGTCCCTGCAACTATACTGACGTAAGTATAGTTAGCTTTATCAAGAGTTTCTGTAGGAGCGGTAGTAGCACTTGTAGCAGTTTCGTAACCCGCTTTTATAGTTACTTTTGCTAATTGACTAGTATTTGAAGAATAAGGTTTTGTAGTAGTCTTGCAACCTATAGCGTGTATAGAGCCTTTTATACCCGTTTGTATAGTAAAAGTTCCTGACGGGTCTTCTAATTGTGCGTTTTCTTGTGTTTCTAAAAAAGACCTAACTATTTTATGTACGTCTATTATAGCTACTCCTGCTTTATTTTTATGTATTTTTAATTTTACCTTTTCTACGTCATTAATAAAAACCTGAGCTATATATCTAAATTTATCTGCTCCCGTTATTGCTCCCGCAGATTCTTTTAATACAAATATTTGAGGGTTATTATCTCCCGCTACTTGATTAGGTTGTTGTTCTATTGTGTAAGTTGTCGCCATTTTATTATAATTTACTTATATCTCCTTTTATGTCTGCTATTATTGTATCCATTTTTTTAATACATTCGTCTACTTCATCTGCGTAAGCTTTAGTCACTTGTTTAGTCATTTTATTATACATAGCTTCTAAAGGTTTTGTAAAAAACAAAGTCCTTTCTAAACCTCTTCTTTTTATACTATAACCCATAGCAAAGGCTAAACTTGTAGGAGTCATATTTTCTGCTAAAGGTATTCCTTTATATCTTATCCAACTTTCTAAAGCTTCTACTAGTTTGCCTTTAGGATTGTCGTATTTAAAACTATAAGGACTATTCCCCCCTCTAGCTCTTCCGCTACCCGTATATCCTCCTACTCCTTTTACTCCCTCGTCTATATATTTCCAATAGCTAGACGCTTGACCAAATCCAAATCTTAATTCCATTCCCTGATTATTTTTTACTGGAACAAATTTATAATGATATGAGTCTATAAGAGTTCCTGACATTTTTTTATTCTTAGACGCTAATATCTTCTTTCCTTTTAGTACCATACTTTGACCAAAATTGTCAAAAGCTTTCATGGTCTTTTTAGCTTTTATCTTAGTGAATCTGCCGCTTTTAGGATTTCTTAACTTTATATCCATTATTCAGAATCTTTATCGCTAGGCTCTATAGGAGCTTCGCAAAGGTTGTTAGTATTATTTACTTGTAGATTTACATTAGAAGTCCAACCCGTAAGAATATTAGCAAATCTTGCAGTTATAGGCTCTATAGTTAAAGGTAATTCTAATACTACTTCGTTCTCAAAGTAACTAAACTTTTTTCCACTATCTCCCCCTGATGTTTGTAAGGCTAAATTTTGTTTTATTTCTGCCGTTATATCTTGCATTATTTGCAAAGTATCTGACCATACTTGCTCTCTATTTGATAAATCTTCTTTTAATAAGGTTAATACAAATACATTAAAGCTATAAGTTAATACGCCTTTATCTAATGTGCTAGGAGCAGGCTCTAAATATAGTATAGGGAAGTCTGTTTCATTCATCTTGTCTATATCTACTTCATCTAAGAATCCATTATGGAAAGAATTTATTAAATAATGATTTGTCGCTATATCATTAAAGTCGTCTACTATGTTTTTATATGTAATCATTTTAATATTTATTTCTTTGTTCTACGTCCATATCTTGCTTATAACACATATACGTCAATACAACGTATAATTCTAGTTTAGTAATAAGTTCTGTATTAAGTATATTGTCGTTACTTAATAAAAATATTACGTTATACCAACCCCATTTCGTAGAGAGCTTTTTAGTCTTGCTATCTTCTTCTCCACTTTCCGAGTCGAATATTTGAGCAAAGCGAGCTTTAGTTGATTCCCTAAACGAAAAAAAAAACTCAGAGCGGATACTGATTCTATTATAGGAAAGTCCTTAAAAACGTCCTGCTTAAATTCGTCAGGCTTATACTCTTCTATACTATATCTCTCTCCTCTCTCTTTTATGATAGGTCTATATAAAACACTCATTATTTTATGTAGATTCTCATAAGGCTTTTTACAATATTCTTCTATGTCTACAAATTCCCCCAGACTTATAGAGCTTAGATTTGGTATAAATCCGTACTTAACTCCGTTAAAGTCTACTTTCTTTATTAATGTTTTATCGTCAAACTTACTATCCATAAGTTTAGTAAGCTTGTTAGATAAATACTTTAAATCCTTATACTTAAACCTTACTAATTGCTCAGGTTTTAGCTTTGTCATAGCACAGATAAAATCTATTGCTTTCTCCTCTTCATTATTGTACTCGGTTTTATCTATTGTATTAAAATCCTGATACATACTTATTGATATATCTTTCCAATCAGTAGGAATTTTAATCTCTATTTCTTCGTACTTCATTTTATATAAATATAGTTTTTACGTTTTTGTTCATAATATATAATACTTGCCCGTATAGTTCGTTACAAGTTTGTTTAAAGCAACGTAACGACAAGCGTCTAATAAGTGGTCTAGTTGATTTGAAGCAGGTTTATTTATGATATGCCCGTTTTTATCTACTAACCATTTATAATACTTTATTTCATTAATTAAATTTGTACTAGACTTAGTTATATTTAATCTATATCTTCTTAGAACGTCTATACCCATATTTATAGAATCCGCTCCTTTCTTTGCTCCTTTAACATTAAAGCCTAATCTATGTATCTCTTCTATTGACTTCGGCTCTGCGGAGTCTGCTATAATTTCTATTTGTCTTGTTATATTTAACTCTCTCAATTTTTGAGCTATATCTTGATTTGTCAATCCTTTGCTATATAACAATTCATTTAAGTATAAGTCGTCATTTTGTTTATATACTTCTACTAAAGCGGTCGGGTCGTTAGTAAAGCCAAAATCCATTCCTAAGGCGATTCTTTCGGCTTGTTCAGGTATTTTATTACATAAGTGAAATTGCCTAAATATAGTTTCTGTAGGTTGAGCCATATCCCCAAGTCCGTATATCTTCCAATAGTTGCTATCTAATTGCCTTAGCCTTTCTATTTCTTTTATAGTATCTTCTGATAAAAAAGGATTGTCTAAGTATGTAGACTTTATAAAAGTACAATCGTCCCTATTCATTACATTATCGTAAATCCAACTATAAGGGTCTGACGGGTTAAAGTCTAAATATATGTTTTCTGTAGTTCTTAATGTGAGTTGTATCCAATCCTCCATAGTAAACTCATTTGCTTCGTTTAGCCATAGTACATTCCTTTTTCTACCTCGTATTTTCTGACTCATATCTATTGATATAAACTCTATAAGGTTGTTATTAAGTCTATATGTTAATTCGCTTTTATTGTGTTTGTCAGGATTGTATAGATTTAAGTCTTCTAGTATTCCCAGAAAATCTCTATAGGCGGTACCCTTTAAAGCAGGAAGAGTCTTTCTACAAATACTATATACTTTACCCTTTTCTTGTAAAGCCTTTAATATAACTAATTGAGCTAAGCTATAAGTCTTACTACTTCTTGTCCCGCCCTGATTAACTACTATTCTAGTATTTGCTTTAAGATTCTTCTGTAGAACTATTGTTCCCTTTAGATTCAATGATTTCAATTTCAATCTTTTTTATATCTTCTTCGTTAGACGTTAAGTTTATGTTTTGCTTTTGTATATAACCTCGCTTATGTCCTTTGTGTTGTAAGTAGAATATTATACTTTTCTCTTTTTCGTTTTGTATATTCTTAAATAATTGGCTTTCAACAAAGTCTAGTTTAAGGTTGTCTATTTCATCTACCTTTTGTCTAAACTCTTCGTCTTCGTGATACCATTTATAAAAACTACTTCTGCTTACTCCGCACTTATTACAAGCGGTTGATACTATACCTAAGCTACTTTCTAAAGCTTGTATTAGCGTTTCTTTCTTTAGGTTGCGTTCTTTTTTGCCCATTTTATTAAATTTATTTTATAGTTACTTTATATCCTCTTTCTTTTAATTCTCTATGTATTTCTACGGCTCTACTTATATCATCTTCTTTTATTTCTACTAATATTTCTTTTGGCTCTTCTTCTATTTTATCTATGTTAAATCCTAATTCTATTTCTTTAAATCCCCAATCCTTTAAATCTTGTACTTCAAAATTAGCTAGTAAATTCATATCCCATTTACCCTGATTCTTATTTAGCCTTATATTTAATTCTTTCTCCGCCTGCTTCGATAAGTCTAATCTTACTACATAAGCAAACTCTCTTCCGTATTCTTTCATAATTCGACAACGTTGATGACCCCCGATTATAGTATTGTCGTTATTTATTATGAGAGGGTCTACTACTCCAAAGCGAGATATAGACTCTTTTAGGTCTTCATATTGTTTTTTTGTCATTTGCCGAGGGTTATAATCTGCAAATTTAAGCTCTGATATTTTTACTTTTTCTATTTTCATGAGTATTTACAATTATGTTTAACTAAATTTTGTTCTTTAAGTTGATTATTAAATTCTTTATTCATTTCTGCTTTTATATGACAACTTCTACATAAGGCTATTAGGTTTTCTATTTGATTCTTATGTCCTCTAGGGTCACCTCCGATTCCTCTTCCGACTAAATGATGAATGTCGACCGCAGTAGTTCCGCAATGTTCGCAGGGTATAAAGTCTTCTATATCGTACCCGTGATGTTTCATATATATTTTAACGTGCTTTTTCATATATACCCATATAAAATTATTATTTTTTCTTTAGTTAATTTTTTAAACTTTACAAGACTTTTCATATACTTTTTTTAAGTTACTTATTATTTTAGCGTTGCATGGCGTACAACTTTTCCAGATAGGTTTATTACCAAATACTCTTTTATACAATTCATCTAATATAACTTTTTGCTCAGTAGTTACTCTTTTATGTTTTTCTACTAAAGGCATTACCTCGTCATATATTTTTATCTCATCTTCTGTAAATTGTCTTATATTCTTAAAATATGGAAACATAGCGTTTAAAGCGTTTTTACGCTCTTCGCAACCGCAATCGTCACCTAATACCTTTTTAGCTAGTTTGTCTATCTTAGTAGCTTTAAAAGCTTTTTCTAGGCTATCTCCTAGTCCTTTACTCTTCTTTGTCATAATTTTATAAATTTATATATTATATAACTTATTATTGGCGTACTCATCATTATAGTAAATATGTTTATATGCGGCTCTCCACAAAAACCTAAAAAGTGTTTTATAAATTCAATCATCTTTTAAACCTTTTAAATAATTCTTAATAAATCTTATTGACTTTCCTAATGTACTTCTATTTATTTTTGTCGCCCTGCTCATACTATTAAGGCTAAAACCCTCTCTAAAATATATTTTAAATACTTCTACGTCAAACCAAGCTAAACCTTTTAACTTTTCTTCAATCCATTGTAACCTCTCTTCGTTTAATTCTAGTTCTTTTATTCTTTCTTTAGATGAAACCTCTTTACTATAAATATTAATTCCGTCCATATTGTTCATTAACTCGTTATATTTCTTATACTTATAATAGTAAGGACTTGTCTTAGAGTGATATTGATTAATTAAAATTCTAATAAAATAAAACGTTAATTTTTTTTGTTCTATAATCTTTATAATCTTTTTTTTATCTGCATTATATAAAGCTTCTATACTTTCATGTAATAAATCGTAATAGTCAGGAAATCTATTACTAGTAATTCTCTTACTAATTTCTAATAACTTATCATAAGTATTTTCTATATAATTATTTAATTGTTCCAAAGAGTCATTAATTTGGTCGCTCCCAAGTAATCTAATTCTTTATATTCATATTCTCCTAACGGACTTATTTCTAATTCTACTACCCTAGGCTCAAAGTAGTCGTATATAGCTTCAAATTTATTACTTATATACTCGTCTACGTCGGGTATTTGTTGAGTTTTTCTCT